ATTTTAACATATTTCGAGATTCGGAGAGTACAAGATGCCAGTAAATTTAGCATCTCCTGGAATTGTAGTTAGAGAGGTTGATTTAACTATTGGTAGAGTTGACTCTGCCACAGACAAAACTGCTGCAATTGTAGCACCTTTTGAAAAAGGACCTGTTAATCTACCAATTGTAATTGAAAATGAGCAGGATTTGATTGATAATTTTGGTAAACCAAACAACACAGATAGTCAAGTTGAATACTGGATGGTAGCAGCATCCTACTTAGCATATGGTGGACAGATGAATGTAGTTAGAGCATCAGGTTCTAATTTAAACAACGCCACTGATGATGAGGGCACTTTGGTTATTAATAGTGTAGATGACTATATTAACAAAGGATATGATGAAAACACTTTAGCAGGAACAGTAGTTGCTGCAAGAAATCCTGGCTCATGGGCAAATGGATTAAAAGTTGCGATTATAGATTCTTTTGCTGATCAAGTTTTATCAGTAGGTAACACAGCTGGAATGTCAGTTGGATTTGGAGTTACCCAAACAGCATCTGGAACAGTACCAGGTTCTGGATCAACATCATCTCTTGATGGATTTTTCAAAGGTATCATAACTGACATAGGAACTGGAACGATTTCAGTCAAATTCTTATCACACACACCATCAGGTGGAACTGAAACTGAAATAGATTATTCAGCATCAGGTGTGTATAGATTTAATTCATCTAGCAATATCACTGCAGTTAATAACAGTGCTGTTGGAGTTGCAACTGTAGCGGTAAATAGTGTATCAGATTGGTTTGATTCTCAAACAATCACAACTACAAATGGTGTACCAATCAGTTGGAACCAGATCGCAGAAAGACCAGGAACGTCAGCATACGCAGCAGCAAGAAACTCAAGATTTGATGAGGTGCATGTTGTTGTAATTGATGATGATGGAGACATAACTGGGAACGCAGGGACAATTCTTGAAAAGAATCTAAACCTATCAAAAGCAAAAGATGCTGAGTTTTCTGCTGGATCTACTTCATATTGGAGAAAGTTTTTACTTAATTCTTCAAACAATATTTTTGGATTAAGTGGTCCTACAAATCCTGTTACAACAGCATTCTCAAGTGGATTTACAAAAGTTAGTGATGAAGCATGGGATCAAAACGCACAGAATATTAAATTTGCTGCAAACGGTAACATAGGTTATTCTTTAGATGGTGGTAAAAATTATGACGGAACTAAAGACATAACTGCTGGTGGTGCTTTGACTGCAAGTTTGGGAGATTTATCTTCTGGATATGGTTTGTTTGAAAATAATGATGAATTTGATATTGATTTCCTAATCATGGGATCAGGAGCAAAAACTAGAAATGAAACACAAGCACTAGCAAATAAATTAATTTCAGTTGCTGAAATTAGAAAAGATGCTGTAGCGTTCATATCACCAGACAAAACAACATTCATAACAGGTTCGACATTAAGGTCATCAGACGACATTACAAATAATGTTCTAGACTTTTTTGCACCAATCACATCATCAACATATGCGGTATTTGATAGTGGATTCAAGTATATGTTTGATAGATTTGGAAATACCTTTAGGTATATTCCATTAAATGGAGATATCGCAGGAACATGTGCAAGAAATGACATCAACAATTTCCCATGGTTCTCACCAGCGGGAACAGCAAGAGGTGCTATTTTAAATGCAATTAAACTTGGATATAACCCAAGTCAAGCACAAAGAGATAAACTCTATACAAATAGAATTAATCCAGTAGTCTTCTCACCTGGAGCAGGAATTGTCCTATTCGGTGATAAAACTGGATTTGGAAAAGCATCAGCATTTGATCGAATTAATGTTCGCAGATTGTTCATCTTTATAGAGAATGCAATTGAAGCAGCAGCAAAAGATCAATTGTTTGAATTCAACGATGAGATCACAAGGACTAACTTTGTGAATATTGTTGAACCTTTCTTACGCGATGTTCAAGCAAAGAGAGGTATTCAAGACTTCAGAGTTGTTTGTGATGAGACAAATAACACTGCTGCTGTTATAGATAATAATGAATTTGTAGCAGACATTTTTGTTAAACCTGCAAGATCAATTAACTTCATTGGTCTTACATTTGTCGCCACTAGAACTGGCATCTCATTTGAAGAAGTAATCGGTACAGTTTAACTAAAGGTATAAAAAACTATGGCAACCCAATTTAATAAACCACCATTAAGGACTATCACTGGGTTTAAAAGCAAATTAGCTGGTGGTGGAACTAGACCGAATCTATTTGAGGTGGAAATTGCTTTTCCTAATGAAACAGCGATTGATAATGATACTAAGGAAAAATCAAGATTCTTAATTAAGGCAGCTGCCTTACCTGCTTCAAACATCACACCAATTGATGTTAACTTTAGAGGTAGGATCTTAAAAATTGCAGGTGATAGAACATTCGACACATGGACAGTTACTGTTTTAAATGATGTTGACTTCTCAATTCGTTCTGCTTTTGAAAAATGGATGAATCTCATTAATAAGATGGAAGATAACACAGGAGAACAAGATCCTGCAGTCTATCAACCAGATGCTTATGTTCATCAATTAGATCGTGATGGTTCAACACTTAGAACTTATAAGTTCCATGATGTATTCCCAACTCAGGTAAGTCAGATAGATCTTTCATATGAAACTACTGATGCTATTGAAGAATTTACAGTTGAATTCCAAGTTCAGTGGTGGGAAGCACTCAAAGGCGTAGGTGCTAACGCTGGCGGTGAAGATATTAACTAAATTGCATAAATAGTGCTATAATAAAGATAAGAAAAAAATTATACTATGCCTAAACTTTTTGGTTTCTCTATTGATGATTCGGACAGCAAACCCGATTCAGTGGTCTCACCCGTTCCTCAATCCAATGAGGACGGGGTTGATTATTATATTCAATCTGGTTTTTATGGTCAATATGTAGATATTGAAGGTGTATACAGAACTGAATATGATTTAATTCGTAGATATAGGGAAATGGCACTTCATCCAGAGTGTGATGGTGCTATCGAAGATGTTGTTAATGAAGCGATTGTTAGTGACTTATATGATTCTCCAGTTGAAATTGAATTATCAAATGTAAATGCAAGTGATAAAGTAAAAGAAACAATAAGAAAAGAATTTAGAGGCATCAAAGAGATGATGGACTTTGATAAAAAGTCCCATGAAATTTTTAGAAATTGGTATGTTGATGGTAGATTATTTTATTTAAAAGTTATCGATACTAAAAAACCTGAAGATGGTATACAGGAGATTCGATATATCGATCCGATGAAGATGAAATTTGTTCGTCAAGAAAAAAAGAAGAACAAAAATTTAGGTGGTGTTGATCTTACAAATGTATTTAAAGGTAGTGAGAAAGATATATATCCAGACATAGAAGAGTATTATGTATATACACCAAAACCAAATTATCCAGTTGGATCATTAGGTGGATCAGCAAATACTAAAACTTCAATTAAAATCGCAAAAGATTCAATCACATATGTAACATCTGGTTTATTTGATCGTAATAAAGGAACTTGTTTATCATATTTACATAAAGCAATTAAGGCACTCAATCAACTTAGAATGATTGAAGATAGTCTTGTAATTTATAGATTATCAAGAGCACCAGAAAGAAGAATATTTTATATTGATGTTGGTAATCTTCCAAAAGTAAAAGCAGAACAATATCTTCGTGATGTTATGATGAGATATCGTAACAAATTAGTTTATGATGCTAATACTGGTGAAGTTAGAGATGACAGAAAATTCATGTCTATGATGGAAGATTTCTGGTTACCAAGAAGAGAGGGTGGTAGAGGAACTGAAATCACAACATTACCTGGTGGACAAAATCTTGGAGAACTTTCTGATATTGAATATTTCCAGAAAAAATTATACCGTGCTTTAAGTGTTCCCGAATCAAGAATTGCAGCAGATGGTGGATTTAATTTAGGTCGTTCATCTGAGATATTAAGAGATGAACTTAAGTTTGCAAAATTCGTAGGTCGTTTAAGAAAGCGTTTTGCAAATATGTTTAACGACATGTTACGAACACAATTAATTTTGAAAAATGTAATTACACCTGATGATTGGAAAATTTTAAGTGATCACATACAATACGATTTTGTATATGATAATCAATTTGCAGAACTTAAAGAATCTGAATTAACAAATGAAAGATTAGGAACTCTTGCCACAATCGAACCATATATTGGCAAGTATTATTCAAACGAATATGTTCGTAAAAAAATTCTTAGACAAAGTGATCAAGAAATTATTGATATTGATGAGCAGATAGAAAAAGAAATTAAGGATGGAATTATTCCAGATCCAAATGCAGTTGATCCAATTACTGGACAACCACTTGAAGGTGGTGGAGATTTGGGAGATGTTCCAACAGAACCAGAAATTGATGGTGGTATCACTGACGCACAGTTAAGTAAAGATACCAAATCAGCTGAGATATAAATAAAATATAACATTATATAAATTTTTATGCCCGATATTATCGATTTGATCGCTCAAGATTCCAAAGCTTCTGAGATTAGTTCAGAAATAAAGGATAGTCTGTATGCGAAAGCTGCAGAAAAAATAGAAGCACTACGCAGTGGTGTGAGCAACTCTATGTTTGATGAACCACAAGTTGAAGATGAAGATGAAGTTGAAACTGAAAACGAATTAGAAACTGAAACAGAGGTAGAGGAAGAAGAATGATCATCAAACCTTTAAGTGAAGAAGTAGCAGTTGGTGATGCAACTGTCGCTGCAGCAAGATTAGTAAGATTAGTTAATACTGGAGCAACAGAAAAAGTTACTGTTGGTAACGCAACTCCAGCATCATTAACTTTAGTTGCTAATACATCTGTTGTTATTGAAAAAGAAGTTGGAGCAGCTGTGGCAGCAACTGCTGCTGTTCTAGCAACCCCAGTCGCATTTACAAATTAAAAAAATGAAACTCATTACTGAAGAGATATCAAGCGTTAAATTTATCACCGAAGGAAAAGGTGCTAAAAAGAAAATGTATATTGAAGGAGTTTTCCTACAAGGTGATATTAAAAATCGTAATGGTAGAATGTATCCAGTTCAAACTCTTGCAAAAGAAGTTGGTAGATACAATGAATCTTTTGTAAAAAAAGGTCGTGCTCTTGGTGAACTGGGACATCCTGAAGGACCAACAGTAAACCTTGATCGTGTTTCTCATAAAATTGTTTCTCTTAAACAAGAAGGAAATAATTTTAAAGGCAAAGCACAACTTTTAGAAACACCTATGGGTAAGATCGCAAAATCTTTAATCGCTGAAGGTGTAACTTTAGGGGTATCATCCCGTGGAGTTGGTTCTCTAAAAGAGGATAGCAATGGATGCAAAGTTGTAGGTGAAGATTTCATGTTAGCAACTGCTGCAGATATTGTCGCTGATCCATCAGCACCTGATGCTTTTGTATCGGGAATAATGGAAGGAAAAGAGTGGATTTGGGAGGGAGGAATCCTTCGCGAACAACTCGCATCTCAAACAAAAAAACAAATTAATACATTAGTAGATCAAAAAAGATTAGAAGAACACAAATTGAATTTATTCAATGATTTTCTTTCAAATCTATAAGTTCTATAAATAAATGTAGATTAAAATACAAATCAATAAAAATGTCCGTTGGCAGCAAATTACAAGACATGGAAAACATCGAAGAAAACGTAGTAACCAAAGGTGCAAAACCTGCGGAACCTATGACAAAAATGTCAGGTGCATCAGTAGAAGATCTAGGTGGACCGACTCCTGAAAACTATAAGTCCGATGACGATTCGGCAAAGTTAAAAACACCTGGTAGTACTCTTAAGCAAGTTAAGGATATCGTTAATAAAGGTGCAAAACCTGCTGAAGGTGCAAAAGGCATGAAAGAAGAGGAGACTGAAGTCGAAGGCAATGTAGTTGCTGAAGATGAGCAGACTACTGAAGATGTTGTTTCTGAAGAAGAAACTACAACGGATGAAGTGGTAACTGAAGAAGAAACCACAGAAGATGAGGTTGTTGCCGAAGATAAGATTGATGTTGAGGAAGATCTCAATGCACTTATCGCTGGTGAGGAACTCTCAGAAGAATTTCAAGAGAAAGCACGTACTATCTTTGAAGCTGCTATTAGAACTAAAGTCACTGAAATGACTGAATCTATTAAAGCACAGTACGAAGAAACTCTTGTAGAGGAAGTCAAGGCAATCAAGGAAGAACTCCAAGATAGATTGGATTCTTATCTTGAGTATGTCGCTGATGAGTGGGTATCTGAAAATGAACTTGCCATCGAGAAAGGTCTTAAGACCGAAATGACTGAATCATTCCTTGAAGGAATGAAAAAACTTTTTGAAGATCATTATGTATCCATACCTGAAGAAAAATATGATGTCATCGAGAGCATGGTAGATAAACTTGATGAAATGGAGTCAAAACTCAACGAGCAAATTGATAAAAATGTTGCTCTTAACAAGAGATTGGCTGAGTCAACCGCTGATGTAATTTTTTCAGAAGTTACTGAAGGTCTAGCACAGACACAAAGGGATAAACTCGCTACTCTAGTAGAAAATGTTGAGTTTGAAAGTGAAAACGGCTATCGTGAGAAGTTAGAAACGCTTAAGGAATCTTATTTCCCAAGCAAACCTAGCACTCCAACCAGCAAGTCTGAAAACTTGACTGAAGAGAGTGAAGCGACTGATTATCAGTCCAAATCAGTATCCTCCACAATGGAAAGATACCTTCAGACAATGACCAGAGTTGCTAAAAAGTGATTTTTAAATCATAAATTCAAACAAAACTTTTTAAACTAAAGAGGTAAATTCAAATGCAAATGTTCAATGCTGAACAACTGCAGGAGAAGTGGGCACCAATCCTAGACCATGAAGGTTCGGATAAAATTACAGATTCACATCGTAGAATGGTAACCGCAGTTCTCCTGGAGAACCAAGAAAAAGCACTTACAGAAGAGAGAGAATTTCTATCAGAAGCTGCACCTACAAATAGCACAGGATCTAGCGGTAGTACTGCAGGTTTCTCTGCTGGAGCTACTCCTGGTGGTCCTGTAGCAGGTTTCGACCCTGTTCTAATTTCATTAATTAGAAGAGCAATGCCAAACTTGGTTGCTTATGACCTAGCAGGTGTTCAACCAATGAATGGTCCAACAGGACTTATCTTCGCAATGAGATCCAGATTCACTGATCAGAGTGGCACAGAAGCACTATTCAACGAAGCAGATACAGCATTCTCTGCTGTTGGTGCTGGAGCAACTGATGGTGGTATTGGTTCTGGATATACTCAAAACGAAGGATCAAATACAGGAGCTAATGTTGGTTTCGGTACTACACAAAGTGGTTCAGGTGGAAACCCCGCACTACTTAACCCAACTTCAGGTGCACCTGGTAATCAGGCTACTTACAAGACTGGTCGCGGTATGGATACCGAGAAGTCAGAAGCTCTTGGAGATGGTAGTGGTCCTAACTTCAACGAAATGGCATTCTCAATCGAGAAGGTTACCGTTACTGCGAAGTCTAGAGCACTAAAAGCAGAGTACAGTTTAGAACTTGCTCAAGACCTTAAAGCAATTCATGGTTTGAATGCTGAGGCTGAGTTAGCAAACATTCTATCAACTGAGATTCTTGCTGAAATTAACAGAGAAGTTATTCGCTCAATTTACAAGGTTGCAGAAGCTGGTGCTCAAGCAAACGTTGCATCTGGTGGAACATTCGACTTAGACATCGACTCAAATGGTAGATGGTCAGTTGAGAAGTTCAAAGGACTTATCTTCCAGATTGAAAGAGATGCTAACGCAATCGCACAAAGAACTCGTCGTGGAAAGGGTAACATGATCCTATGTTCCGCAGACGTTGCTTCAGCTCTAACAATGGCTGGTGTACTTGACTACACTCCTGCACTAAATGCTAACCTTAACGTAGATGACACAGGCAACACATTTGCTGGTGTATTACAAGGTAAGTATAGAGTGTACATCGACCCATATTCTTCAAACGTATCTGCTGATCAGTACTACGTTGTTGGATACAAAGGTTCTTCACCTTATGACGCTGGATTATTCTATTGCCCATACGTTCCTCTACAGATGGTTCGTGCAGTGGGTCAGGATACATTCCAACCTAAGATTGGATTTAAGACAAGATATGGTCTTGTTGCTAACCCATTCGCAGAAGGTGATGCTACTTCACAAGGTCTTGGTAGACTTGCTATTAACTCAAACCGTTACTACAGAAGAGTTAGAGTTGCTAACCTCATGTAATTCAGACATTACATATTTTTCTAAAGGGGACTCACTGAGTCCTCTTTTTTTGTCTAAATAAAAATAAAAGTAGTATTACGATGAAACCAACTCCAAGACAATACCAAGAAGCGGTTGAACGCACAAAAAAGATTAAGGAACATCTTATTAAAGAAGGTTACGCTGAAAATGAAGAATCAGCAGAAACAATTATAATGGGTATGAGTGAAATGTGGTATAATTTAATTATCGACTAATGAAAGAATTTGATAAATTTATTGAAGAGGCAGCTTCAAAAAGATGCCCTGCAGGACAGTATTACTGTTTTACAGATAAAAAATGCAAAAAAATTCCGATGGGATACCATGTTGGTCGCAGAGGATATTTGGAGAATGACAAAGATGATGATACCGATGGTAAAAAAAATGGTAATGGCAATGGTAATGGTAGTAATGGTAATGGCAATGGTGGTAACGGGAATGGCGGTGGCAATGGTGGATCCAACGGTGGCGGTGGCAACGGAGGAGGAGGTGAATAATGACAACCTCAGGAGCACTCAGTAATCAAATAGGAAACAGGAACTTTCTTGCTCCTGTTGGATTTAAGTTTAGTTTATCTAAATTTCCAAAAGTAGCATTCTTCTCTAATACTGCTCGGATACCAGATATAACATTAGGAACTGCAATTCAGTCAACATATCTCAAAGATATCGATATACCTGGTGAGAAGTTGACATATGGTGAATTAAATGTTAGATTTTTAGTAGACGAAAATTTAGAAAACTATATGAAAATCCATAACTGGTTAACTGGATTAGGATTTCCAGAATCAGGACAGGATTTTATTAATAAAACCACTAATGAAGATGGTATTCGAGACTTGAAAGAACAATTTAGTGATGGTAGTCTCCATATTTTGAACAGCAATTTTAATGATATTGCAGTTGTAAAATTCAGAGATTTATTTCCAATCTATCTTACATCCTTAGAATTTGATGCGACAGAGAGTGATATAAACTACTTCACAGCAGATGTTACATTCAAGTATACTATCTACGATATATTAAGTCCATCTGGAACACCCTTATGAATCTTGAACAAATTCAGGAAATGTGGGAGCGTGACGCAACCAT